TAGGTTATTATACAGCTAATAGAGCTGGTATTGGTTTGAATATGGGAAGGATTCGCGCCGTAGGTTCTAAGATTAGAAACGGCGAAGTAGTTCATACCGGAGTTGTTCCGTTTCTTAAAATGTTTGAATCTACTACAAAGTGTTGTACACAGAATGGAGTACGTGGTGGTTCATCTACGACACACTTTCCTTTTTGGCATAAAGAGATTCAGGAAATCTTAGTACTAAAAAACAATAGAGGGACAGATGATAATAGAGTCCGTAAAATGGATTATTCTATTCAATTTAACAAGCTCTTCTATAAGCGCTTTATTGATGATAAGCCTGTAACTCTTTTTAGTCCTCACGATGTTCCAGATCTATATGATGCGTTTGTAGCTGGCTCAGATTCATTCTATGAATTGTATGAACAGTATGAATCATCTAGAAAGACACCTAAGATGAAAATATCTGCTCGTAAGCTGTTTATGCAGTTTTGTCAAGAGCGAATAGAAACAGGTAGGATGTATGTAATGAATATGGATCATGTAAATGAGCATAGCTCTTTTCTTGATAGTGTTAACATGTCTAACCTATGTCAGGAAATTACATTACCTACAACCCCTATAGAACATATTGACGATCAGGAAACCGGTGAGATAGCTTTGTGTGTTCTTTCGGCTATTAATGTTGGTACAATTAATAAGCTAGATCAATTAGAAAAGATATGCGAGAATATAGTAACTGCATTAGATTACATTATTGAGCACCAATTATATCCAGTAAGCGCTGCTCTTAATATGAAAAAGCGTAGAAGTATTGGAGTAGGTATTACTAACTTCGCATACTACTTAGCTAAGAATGGAGTATCATATGATGATAAAGAAGCTCTCAAAGTAACTGATGAGTTAGCAGAAGCTATTCAATACTATCTGCTTAAAGCATCTAATAATCTCGCAAAAGAAAAGGGTAAGTGTGAATGGTTTGATCGTACGAAGTATAGCAAAGGTATATTGCCAATTGATACTTACTGTAAAGAAGTAGATAATATTGTTAAAAGAAAATATACGTACGACTGGGAAACCCTTCGCAAAGATATTAAAGAACATGGTTTGAGAAATAGTACTCTTACTGCTCTAATGCCTTGCGAGAGTTCTTCATTGGTGACTAATTCAACAAACGGTATTGAGCCTCCAAGAAGCTTAGTTACAGTTAAGAAATCTAAACAAGGTCTTATTCCGCAGGTTGTTCCAGAGATTCAAAAATATAAAAACAAATATAGTCTCGCTTATGAAATGTCCGACAACAAAGGATATATAAATATTTGTGGAGTGTTACAAAAGTATTTTGATCAAGCTATATCTGCAAACCATTATTACAATTTCAGTAAGTATGAGGAGAATAATCTCCCGCTATCAGTTGTAGCTAAGGATATCTTATATTCGTATAAGGTTGGGCTTAAAACATTATATTATGCTAATACTGATGATGGTAAAACTGATAATGCTCCTGAAGAAAGTGATTGCCCTGGCGGTGCATGTAAGCTATAATAAGAACAGATGAAGAGTATTATTAATAAGGATAATGTTGACACTACTAAACAGCCGCTGTTTTTTGGTGCAGGGTTAAATTTGCAGAGATACGATAAGTATCGCTATAAAAAGATCTATGATTTATTTCTTCAGCAATTAAGCTTTTTCTGGAGACCAGAGGAAGTAGATTTATCTGGTAAAGAAAAAAACGACTATGAGACTCTTACGGATCATCAGAAGTTTATTTTTACAAAGAACCTTGGTTATCAGATTCTTTTAGATTCTGTTCAAAGTAGAGGTATCAGTCATCTATTAGAAGACTGTAGTAATCCAGAGTTTGAAGCATTTGCTAAAACCTGGGAGTTTTTTGAAACGTTACATAGTTATTCTTATACATATATTATTAAGAATGTTTACCCAAACCCTTCTGACGTTTTCGATAGTATTTTATCTGATCCCGAAATTATTAAACGAACAACATCTGTAACAAAATATTATGATGATCTTATTGAAACCATTCCTGAGGAATCAGTAGATGATAGAAAGAAAAAACTTTATCTTACTTTAGTTAGTATTAATATTTTAGAGGGTATTAGGTTTTATGTTTCGTTTGCATGTTCATATTGTTTTGCTCAGAATAAAACAATGGAAGGAAACGCGAAGATTATTTCATTAATTAATCGTGATGAGAATCTTCATTTAGCTTCTACGCAAAACATATTAAAGTATTTGCGCGACAATGAAGAAGAAGGATTCCAACATATTGTAAAAGAATGTGAGCCTGTTGTTAAGACAATGTTTGAAGATGCTGCAAAAGAAGAGATGGAGTGGGCAAAGTATTTGTTTAAAGATGGTTCAATGTTAGGTTTAAATGATGAGATACTAATACAGTATATGAAGCATTTATGTAACCGTAGAACTAAAGCGGTTGGTGTTGAAAATGTCTTTGAAGATACTCCGAATCCTATCCAATGGATTAAAAACTGGACTGAAAGTAAACACGTACAGGTTGCTCCTCAAGAGACACAAATAGAAACCTATAAGGTAGGTTCATTCAAACAAGATACATCTGAGACAGATTTTTCTGACTTTAACTTTTAGTACTTTTTGAACCATTAAATCTGGTTAGGTCAAGCTGCTGTAGAGGCTTCTCTATTTTAAGCTTACCTAACCATTCATTTTGTACTACCAGCTTACTGCCACCAACGATTTTGCCTTCGTGGACATCGTATATAAAGAAGACTGTCTTTACAAAACCTACTCGTATAATACGACCCGGTTTACCATCCACAAAAACAACATCATCAGTTTTGTAATCTCCGCCTACAAATACAAATAAAGAAGCTGCTAGTTTTTTTATACTAGATTGAAATAGTAATAATATTAAACCAGCAACAAACAACCAACCATAATCACCGATTAAGTTTTTTGCTATGTTCTCTAGATGTTGAGGTTGAAATCCTGATGGCTCCATGTAAGTATTTAATTGCGTTTGACATAAATACTTAAGATGAACAAAATATTTAAAATCATTAAGGAATATAAAAAAGAGATTGGAGGTCTACTCCGACACGCCGCTACCATAGCTGGAGGTGTTTTAATCGCTAAAGGTTCTCTTACTACTGATAGTTTCCATTTGATTTTAGGTGCTTCTACAAGTATAATTGGTACAGGTTGGTCATTTGCTAATAAGATTTCCCAAAGAAAAGAAGTCAAAGCCGCTTTATCTACAGACCCTGTTACCGGTGATGTTACTCGTAAATTTAACGAGGAAACAAAAACTTGGGAAAGCGCTTAATATAATGCATACAGGTTATCTTTATATTATAAGCAATAGATCTTGGCCTGGGTGGATAAAAATAGGAACTACAAAGAATCTAAAAACTCGTCTGCAAACTTATCAGACGGGTTCTCCCTTTCGAGATTATGAGATTTTATATTCTATAAAGCATCCAGACTATTTAAAGGCAGAGAAGAATATAAAAATACAAATGGCACATTTTGCTAAACAGATAAGAAATGAGTGGTATGAAGTAGATATTGAAATTGCTAAAGTTAGATTAGCAGAACAATTAGATAATTACTTTTATGGTGAGTGTGATTATGAAGAAAAGTATGAGCATGTACCGTTAAGAGATTTTATTTATAAATAATTATAATGACATTTGATCAATTAAATGAAGCAAATGAGATTATCTTGCAAGAAGGACCTTTTGCAAAGGCTCTTGCAGCATTAGGTATTTTAGGGGCCACGTTAGGTGGCTCCGGCGAAGTACAAGCCAAAATGCCTACTCCAATAACTCAAGCTATTAAACAAGATCAATCTTATTATGATTATATTGCACCGAGTGAAGGTAAAGGTAAAGCTGGTCGACCCGGGTACGCGTACAAAGACCACAAAGGTTACTTAACCGTTGGAGTAGGCCATCTTGTTTTACGAAATGATAAAGCCTTACAACAAGTAGCAGGTAGAGATTATAATAATGTCGTTCGAGGTCGTACTCCTTTGTCTGATAGACAAATGGAACAATTATTCAATATAGATGTAAAGGCTAAAATCGCAGCAGCCCAACGCAAACTACCTGCTTTTGATTCTTATCCTCAGTATTTACGTAACGCTATTGTAGACGGTTTCTTTAGAGGAGACTTATCTGGTAGCAAGAATACATTAGGTTTAATGAATAAAGGCGAATGGAAAGCAGCTGCTAAAGAATATCTTAATCACGCTGGTTATAGAACTTCTAAAGAAGATGGCACTGGAGTAGCTGGTAGAATGGAACGTAACGCAGCTGCATTTGGTATGTATGGTGGAGGTTCTGCTCCTCAACAACCAGTAAAGACTGACTTCTATACTGTTAAGTCTGGAGATACATTAAGTAAAATCTCTAAAATGACTGGTAAATCTATTAAAGATATAATGAATAAGAATAGAATTTCCAACCCGAATAAGATTAGTGTTGGCCAAAGATTATCTATTTAGCGCTTCGTTTTTGCCAATTGTGAGATTTTTCATCTTTAGTAACTGGTCCACCTTTTGCCCATGTATGACAACTTCTTGCGCTATGGCATTTAAAATGATGCATCCAACAATAACCTAATCTACCGTCATCATCAGATGTTTCTCCAGGCATACAATCATCCATTCTAGGGGATATATCAAACGCTACACAATTACCGCATAGAGATTGCTTTGCAGCCTCTTCTGAAGTCTTCCAATACTTGGCTATTTTCTTCCAATAGTCACCAGGCTCATCTACATTTAACGGCCCATAGTTAAACTGTTTAATAGTAGCATCTCTATTTTTAGTGTTTAACTCTAAATCTTGAGTAGCTGCAGGACAGTCCATACCAGTATCTTCACAATGATAATTTAAATAGCGTTGAGCAGCTTTAGCAGTATTATTACCTTTATTCTTTTGTTTACTTTTTAGAGCGCGAGCTTTAGTACATGTAAGCTTACCTTTAGTTTGTCTTTTTAAAATACCTGGTCTTACAGGATCATGTATAGATTTCTCTAATAACTCTTCTACTCTTTTATCAAATAAAGATTCCATTTTACCAGTCCTTACAAGCTTGATATCTTGCTGTTCCAGGTTTCGCAGAACTACATTTATGTCTAGCTCTAAAGCTTTTTCTTCTTTTTGTATTAGCTTTACCTGATACCTTTACACCTTTTTGACCCCAATGAATTCTTTTGTATCCTTTACCGTCAGGATTCTTTACGCATTTCATCCATTTTTTGCCTTTAGATGTACTACTCGCCTTTTTAGTAGACTTAGTACATCTTGCTGCTTCATCAATATCTTCTTTAGATATCTTCGCAGCTTGCTTCTTCATCTGCTTTCTATACTTTGGGTCATTCTTCCATTTACTAGAGGTTTTACCTCTTTTTTTGGCTTTATTAATATTATCCCAAAGACCTTCGTATAGTTTATCGAATTCTGGTGTCATATCGTATAAATATTTATATGGAAACTACTAAAAAATTAGATAGTTACTTAAATGAATTTACTCATGAAGATAATTCTGAAGAGAAAGCTGAACCTAATGGTGCTGGTATGGCTAAAACAGACTTATATCATTTAGCTAACACATCTAAAGAACTACATGATATGTTAGATGATGACTATCCATTAGATGATTGGATGGAGGCTAAGATTACTAAAGCAGCAGATTATATTAGATCGGTACATCAGTATGTTTCTTATGATAAAACAGGAGAAGGTGAGGAAAGTAAGAATGATCACGTTACAGTTTATATAGCTACTTCTCCAAAAACATTAAAAGCAGATGCCTAATAGTTTTAAAACATATTTTGAAGAGAGTAATTACTACAATGATACTCTTCATCCTCAGTTCTGGGATGAATTTGAGTTCAAAGAAGATATACTCAAACCAATTTTAAAGATTGTCGATGACTTTGTAAAAGATGATGCTCACATTTCTCCTGAAATGGTAGAAGATGTACAGTTAACTGGTTCATTAGCAAACTATAATTACTCAGAGTACTCTGATTTAGATGTACATATACTTTTAGACTTTGCTGATATTAATAAAGATGAAGAGATAGTAAAGAGAGCGTTAGATGGTAAGAGATTTATTTGGAACCTTAGACACGATATAAAATTTAATGGTCATGAAGTTGAGTTATATTTTCAAGATATTCACGAACCTCATGTGGCTTCCGGTCTATTTAGTTTATCTGGCAATAGATGGATTAAAAAACCTAAGTACGAAAAACCGGAAATAGATCATGAAGACGTAGTTAAAAAAGCTAATTCATTCAAGAAAGAGCTTGATCTTTTAGCTGATGTATTAGATAATATTAGCGATGAGAAGGAATTTAGTCTCATTAATAAGCGAGCAAAGAAGCTTAAAGAGAAGATTATGAGAATGCGTAAAGAGGGTCTCGCTGGTAAAGGAGAGTTTTCAGTAGAAAATCTTGCTTTTAAAACTTTACGTAATGATCAGACTATAGCTAGATTAAATGAATTGATTATTAAGTCATATGACCTTATGTTCTCTAAAGAAGAGTTGAAAGAAAAGAAACATCTAGCTGATTGGGAAGAAGCTATGCTTGCAGCTTTAAGTACTAAGAATGACAAAGATTCCCAACCACATAAATATGGAGAGAAAAGACCACCGCTAAGACATACATGAAAACATTTAAACATTTTTTTGAAGAACAAGAGTCTGATTTAAAAGCCTCTTTAATTAATCAAATTTCGTCTCTCGACGAAACAGATCCTAATACTGTTAAAATTATCAGAAGTATAGAGCAGTTTTTGTCTGATCAACAGGTTGGTGGTCGCTTAGCAGCTTACAATAAACGTTTAGGAGATATAGCAGATGATGATTTGAATAAAACTGTTATTAACTTATTAGCTAAAAAAATAGCTAGTTTAGATTTACAGCCAGATGAAAGAACATTTTTATTTGACTCTTGGTCAAACGACACACTTTTAAATGTTGATAAATTAAACACCCCTGGATTGTATACCTCTGGTGATTTATATAACGGTTATAACGAACACGAAGGCATACGAGAATTAATAGACGACCTTTTGGTTGTTGACCAATACGGGCAAGGAAAGGGAGAATTCGCGTTAGTAGTTACAAGTAAGCAATTATCTCCTGCAGCTAAAGGAGATGTTGATTATAAAGGAGTCGGTATGTTGGAAGTAAAAACAACACACGGTGGTGCTCCTCGTTTTGAAGATGATGATACCCAGCGCGCATTAGAACAATCTGGCTATAATCAAATTAGAGATACATTCGTTAAAACATATAAAAACGAGATTATTAGCTTAGGACTTCCAGTTCCTCCTAAAACAGGATATAACTTAAAACAAATATCAGATATTTATAATGCCGTACAAGATAAAAAAACCTTTGTTGTTGAATTAACAAAAATAGGTGAAGCATTATTCCCGGGTAAGAGTAAGCCTATTATTGATGCCATAATTTCCGGTGATTTAAACTCTGCAAAAGGCCATTACGCGAATGCTAATGTACAACACTATTTAGATTTGAAACGAGATTTGGAAAATTTAGCTGCGGTTGTACAGATCGATTTACGGCAATCACCTGCTACTTTTGTTGTATATAAGAACGTAGCTGACTTACAAAAAGTAGGAGCTTATTTACACTCCGGTACTGCTTATATGGTTGGTTTTGTAAAGAGATCTTATTATCCTCAAATTCAAGTTAAAGTAAAATAATTAATGAACGCGCTCGGACTATATGATACAATGGTGATGGGTTATAGGGTTAAAGTACAACCTTATAAGATAAGTATCTTTGACGAAGATGGTTCGATTGAAGGTACCCAAATACCAAATAAGATAGTTCGATATATTATACATGAAGGTTTTTGTGATGTGTGGTTGACAGAGAGTATGGGTATTAAAGTTAATGTATATAGAGTTAAAGACGTATGATTACATATAAAGAATATTTTTTGTTTAATGAAGCCGCAGGCCCTAACAAACATTTAACTCACTTAGAGGAGTTAATTTTAACTAATGGTAAAGATGGTGCAACTCGTGCTGTACAATACATACAAGCCCTTACAGAAGTTTTAGATAGTAACACACCTAAAGCAATTAACACTACTGTTAAATATGATGGTGCACCTGCTGTAGTTATTGGTACTGACCCTAACGGTAAATTTTTCGTCGGTAGTAAATCCGTCTTCGCGAAGACGCCAAAGTTAAATTATTCTATTGAAGATATTAAACGCAATCATGCTCAAGCACCTGGGTTGGTTGATAAGTTAGTTCAAACCTTTACTCACTTTAAGAATGTTAATTTTACATCTACTTATCAAGGTGACTTTTTATTTGACGAACAGATTAAAGAATTTAATAGTATTGATGGCGTAGAGCATGTTATTTTTAAACCTAACACTATTGTGTATGCCGTACCAGTTGAAAGTAGAGAAGGTCAAGAAATTGTTAAAGCAAAAATAGGAGTTGTTTTCCACACCGAATATGATGTTAATTTAGATGAGCAAGGCTTCCCGAGATTTACGACTAAAAAATTCGGAGTAGATGTTACAAATATTAATCCTGGACCTAATGTATATGTTAAAGATGCTTATTTCGAAAACGATGCAGGTCATGTTACTTTAACTGGTGAGGAGACTAAATTGGTAATGGGGTCAATTAATAGCGCAAAACAATCTCTTAGTAATATAGATTTTGATAAAGTAACAGATCAAATGCTCTCTAATATGAACACCTATATTAATACAGAAATCCGTGGAGGAGAGTTTTTAGGAGACAGTGATGTTTCATATCAGAAATTCGTTGAATGGTTCACTGGTAGAATAGATAAAAAAATAAGCTCACTTAAGAGTGATGCTGGTATAGCTAAAGCTACAAAAACAAAAGAGTCATTATTGTCTTTAATTGATGAAGCAAGAGAAGATATTTTAAATGTTTTTGAATTTCAAAAAGCAATTAAACAAGCTAAAGATATTTTTATACAAAAGTATAATAATATAATGCAGGGTGTTCAGATGAGACATTATTTGTTTGATGATAATGGTGACTTAGTAGTTACAGAACCTGAAGGTTATGTTGCTATAGACGCCTCTGGTAATGCTGTTAAATTCGTTGATAGGTTGGAGTTTAGTAGAGCTAATTTTGCTATTGATAAAGATAGCAAATTCAAAAAGAACTAGTGGTTTCCTAAATTATTCCTGTAAATAATCCTACAGGATGACTGTCGTTTTTAATTTATTTGATTCTACTTATAGCGGCGCTTTTTTAAAATCGTGGGTTAATTTAACTTCATATTTAAATAAGACAGGAGTTAATTATTTTGTTTCACAACATTCTAGTTGTAATGCATTTTACGCAAAGCAAATGTGTTTAGGTGGTAATGTTTTAGCAGGACCTAAACAAGTACCTTTTCAAAACAAAATTAAATACGACATGTTAGTCTTCTTAAGTAACAAGATCTCTTTTACCCCTACAAGTTTTATTAAAGCATTTAATAAGTTTAACGAAAAGGACTATAAATTTTTATCAGGTAGATTTGACGGTCGATATAAAAAACAATCTGAAGATGTTAATCATATTGTAGCAGAATATTTAGATTTTGATTTTGTGTTTATAAAGAAAGGAGTATTCGAGCAATTAAAATATCCATGGTTTAGACCTCATGTAAGTAAAAACGAAGTAGAGCAACAATTTGTTGATATTGATATTTGTAATAGAATAAAAGAACTAGATATAGATCTGTTGATATATAAAGATATAGACCTACATGAAGGAGATTTTAATTTCGTAAAAGTAGTATGAATAAAACTATCGTAATATGTTGTCCTGGTAATTCATTTACAGGAAAGTTCTTAACATCTTTAACTTATCTAATAAGACATCTCACAAGTAAGGGTTTTAAAGTTTTATTCAGTTCTACATTTACTCGTAATATATATGAAGTTCGTAATAAATGCTTGATGGGTAAACCAGATAAAGGTCCTGATCAATTATTATTTGACGATCAAGAATATGATTACATTTTATGGTTGGATGATGATATAGTTTTTACTCCTGAAGATTTCGAAAAACTATATAAAGAAGATAAAGATGTAATATCAGGTTTGTATTTAATGGCTAATGGTTCTCAGTATGCTGCTGTAGAAGTATGGGATGAAGAATATTTTCAAGACAACGGAACGTTTCAGTTTTTAAATAAACAAGATTTAAAGTCTAGATTATTACCATTTACAGTAGAGTATGTTGGTTTTGGTTTTCTTTTATTTAAAAAAGGAGTATTCGAGCAATTAAAGTATCCATGGTTCGAACCAACCTATTTACAAATTAAAGACTGTCAAGACTTTTCCATGGAAGATGTGACCTTATGTTTAAAATTAAAGAATAAGCTTATTAATTTATATGTACATCCTGAGGTCGTAGTAGGACATCAAAAAGAAATTGAATTACGATGAGCGCTGAAACCCCAGAAGAGTTTTGGTATAAAAATCTAGCTAAGTATAGACACCCTCCAGAACCTCAACAAATATTTCCATCTAATGTTGTTGTAGAGCAACTCACAAAAACTAAAAAAACCGAAATATGTGTGTTTGAAGGTTATTTAAAGAATGGAGACAGTATACTACTTACATACCCTCGTAACGCCTCTCTAGATGGTACCTTAGTTGTAAAGAATTTTATTGGTATGGGATTAGGATATTGTGATTATGTCGCACAGACACATGTAGTTGTTTACGATTTAGATTATAACAAGCCTATGACTGATGAATTCTTCCTTTCTTTACTGCAAGATAGCTACGGATGGGAAATTAAAGATTATAGCGATTTATCTATATACTAGACCATAAATAATTAATATGGCTAGCAAGGACTTTATCGTAAAAAATGGTTTGAGGATAGGAGGTTCCTCAGGCACAGGTTCTCTAACTGCTGGAGACGCAAGCTTTCTCACAAGTTTAAGTGCCGCAGCATTAAGTGGCGCTGCTGGTGCTGGTGTAACGACTGGCGCTACTATAGCTTTAGGAGGAGATTTAGGCGGCTCAGTTGCCCTAGATACTTTAAACGGCACCAAGACTCTTACCGCAACTATTCAAGCTAATAGTGTTGCTCTTGGTACAGATACTACAGGAGATTATGTTGAGAGTTTTGCTGTTAATACTACTTTTGAAACTCTTACAGGTACAATTGGTACAGGCGAGGGTGCAACTGTTACTGGCTTAGGGCTTAAAGCTACAGGAGTTACCGCTAATTCATATGGCAGCTCGACAGCTATCCCTGCTATTACTATTAGTGAAGATGGTCGTATTACCGCAGCATCGACTAATACTATTTCTACTGATCTTACTATTGCTGCGGATAGTGGTTCTAACGATACTGTATCATTGCTTTCAGATACTTTAACGTTTGCAGGTACTAGTAATGAGATTGAAACTACTGTATCTAATAATCAAATACAAATTGGTTTACCTAATAATGTTACTATTGCTGGTAACTTAACTGTTAATGGAACATGTACTACATTAAACACAGAGGTTACATCAACTACTACTGCTACTGAGAACAACTTTGTTATTGTTTCTACTGATGATGGTGCAGATGCTGCTCCAGATTTAAAATTATATCGCAATAGTTCTAGTCCTGCTAATGATGATAGAATTGGTAATTTAATTTTTACAGGTAGAAATGACAACAGTCAAGATTTTGATTTTAGTCAAATAACAACACGTATTACGGATGTACGAGATACCTGCGAAACATCTTACTTAACATTAAAAACAGCTAATGAAGGTACACTTGCTGAGAGACTTACAATTAAAGGCGGTCTTGTTGGTATAGGTACTACAAATCCAAACGAAGAGTTAACTGTTGTAGGTACTTTAAGCGCAAGTACATCGATGGTATCTCCAATTGCTAATGGTACTACTTGCGTAGATGGTCCGTTAGTATGTGGTACTACTAAAGTATGTTCCCCTATTGTAGCAGGTAGTACATGTGTTGATTCTCCGTTAGTATGCGGTACTACAAAGGTATGCTCACCAATTATTGCTGGTAGTACGTGTGTTGATTCAGCTTTAATTTGTGGTACAACTGCTAGCTTTGCTGGAGGTTATGGAAGCACTGGTATAACAATTGCGACTGATGGTGATATATGTTCAAGCGGAAAAATTAGTATTGGTACTACAGCGCAAAATGCTGACTTAACTATAGCTGGTACTCTTAGTGCTTCTGGTATTATCTATGCTGATGCATTTAATTCTCTTACTGGTGGAGATACAATAGATTTTAATGATAATGTAGATTTAGCTGGTACACTTACGTTAAGTAGCGGTCTTAATGCTGGTACTACTGACTCAATTCTTATTGAAGATAGCGGAGTAGTTAAGAAAAGAACAGTTGATTCAAGAGTCTGGGGTAGTACATTAATTGATGGTTCTGGTACCGCTAATAGAATAGCTAAGTTTTCGGATGGAGATACAATAGCAAATTCTACTATATCTGACGATGGTAGCGATATTATATTAGGTACTACTAATACAACTGTTAAAGTTGATGATGATGCTACAGCAGGTTCTATACAATTTAACGGTAATAAGTCAGCTTTCCATACCACAACATGTACAATTAATAATGCTGCTTCTGGTATATTAGTAAGTATTCCTGTTGCAAATTATAGAACTGGTAAGATTATTATTTCAGCTAAAGGAGCTTCTGCTTGTACATCACATGTTGAATCTACAGAGATTTTAATGATTCATGATGGTACAAATGCCTATACAACAGAGTATGCGACTATTAGATCTGGAGATGCTATTGGTGAATATATCGGAGTAAAAGTCGGTACAAACATTGAATTAAGAGCTTGTAACGATCTTGGAGGCTCCGCTACGGCTACATTTGTAACTGCTATACAACATTTAACTGTTTAATATAAATTATACATAGATTAGAAGGGCCTTCGGGCCCTTTTTTTATTAAATAATTAGGTAAGTGGATAGTGGAAGCTTATGGCAACTAAAAATTTCTTTGTAAATGACGGGCTGAAAGTCAAAGGTAATACGTTACTTAACGGTAATACGTATACTGATGGAGCTTCAGCGAAACTACATGTTAAGTCAGCTGCTAATGGTACAGGAGCTAACTTAGCGAATGTTAACGGAATCCTAATTGAGAATAGCGGTACAGGTAACTCTAATTACGCTCTCAAACTCGCTACAGGTTCTGGTAATATCTTCAATGTAAGTAACGCAGGTAATGTAGGTATTGGTGTAACAGACGCTACATCTATTTTCCACGCAGTTGGTCCTGGTACTCACCCTACAGCGCTTGCTCACTTTGATACTCAATCTATTGCTCGCTTTGAAGCTGATAGTAGTAATGCCATAAGTTTATATATTACAGAAGGTGCTGATGGATCTTATTTACAGGTCACAGATGGTACAACAGATTCAAGTACAGCTAAAGATTTAAACTTACAACCATTCGGTGGTTGTGTTGGTATTGGTACAACTAACCCAGGCAAGAGTTTACATGTATATACTTCTGATGATATTATAAGTAAGTTTTCTAGTTCAGATGCTGGTGGTAGAATACTAATTAATGACTCTACTACCAATGCTTATATTAATGCATCTAATGGGGTTGCTTCATTAGGTCAGTGTAATGGACTAAACAATAGTAATCTTAATATATTAAGCGCCGGGCAAGTTGGTATAGGAACAACTGACCCAGCTACTAATTTGTATGTAGGCTCAGGTACACAATCTATTGCAAATTTGGCAGGTATCGCTATAGGTAATGGTGCTAGCAGTTACTCTTATTTTTCAGCAAGTGATCAGACTAAGCAATTTATTGCAGGTGTTGATCATTCCATAACTTATACAAAATCAGGAACTGTATCTAATCACGATCACTCAATTATAACAAATAATACCAGTAGAGTTTATATCGAAGCTGGTGGTGATGTTGGTATAGGAACAACCGATCCAAATGAAAAGCTTACAGTCTCAGGTAACCTCAGTGCGAGTGGTACAGTCTATGCTGGTAATGCAGTAATCCCTGGTAACATTACTGTTTGCGGTACATCTACTTTTCATGGTTCTCTTGACCTCCAAGACAATGACAAACTACTTTTAGGTACTGGAAATGATTTAGAAATTTACCACGATGGCTCACATAGCTATATAAAAGACACAGGGACAGGGAGCTTATATATTCAGGGAGGACCAAGCGTTCAGATAGAGAATGCTAGCGGAGCCAACATGGCTGTATTTACCTCTGGAGGGGCAGCAGAGCTTTACCATAATAATTCTCTTAAACTACAAACAACTGCAGGTGGAGTATGTGTAACTGACGATATTACTGCGGTTGGTAATGCTGTAGTTTGTGGTAACCTTACAGTGCATGGTACATGTACAACATTAAACACTACTGTTACAGCAACCACAACCGCAGTAGAAAATAATTTACTAATAGAATCTACTGACGCGAGTAGTACATCAGCACCTGATGTTGTTTTATATAGGAACTCAGCTAGTCCTGCTGCTGGAGACAATTTAGGTTTAATACAATTTAGAGGCAAAAATGATGCAGGTACTCCTGAAGATATAAATTATGTTTCTTTATTAGGTAATGTAATAGATGAGACAGATGGTACAGAAGATAGTAAATTAAGTTTGTATACTTATGCAGGTGGTACTGAGACTGAAACAATGACTCTTCTGAGTGGTAAGGTTGGTATAGGTTATAATTCTCCTACTGAAAAATTATTTGTTAAGCACGGTACAGTTAACTCTACAATAGCAAGATTTACTGGCGCTAATAACGATAGGGGATTAATTATAGGGACAGAGATATCAGGTAGTACAAATGATTCTGTAGTTACGTTTGATGCAGTGTCCCAAAACAGCGTTGGCCAACATGCTTTTAAAACTGATGGTACTGAAAGAGTGAGAATTGACGAGGGTGGTAATGTTGGAATAGGTACTGATGACCCGAATGAGAAGCTTACAGTCTCTGGCGCAGTTAGCGCATTGAGTGGTTATTGTAGTGATGCAAATTCTAATAGTAAGTTTGGTACTAGTGCTTTAAATGGTCTTACTTCTGGTACTAATAACACTGCAATTGGTAGAAACGCTTTAACGTCTACTACATCAGGAAAGTACAATACTGCAACTGGAGACGGTACACTACAAGATAATACAACTGGTTGTTTAAACACTGGTGATGGTTATCATGCATTAGCTTGCAACACAACAGCTAATCTGAATACAGCAGTTGGTGCATGTGCGCTGTATATTAATACTACAGGAGGAGGTAATGCAGCAGTTGGTGGAAATTCTTTAAAAGCTAATACAACAGGTACTTATAATTCTTCCCTAGGTTTTGAAGCT